GATCATGTGATCCCGTTATTTGCCGGGGAGCATTGCGGGAATGTATCTACGCCGTTCTTCCAGTACAAGGAATATGTCTTTGCCTGGGGCGGCGCTTATCTGAACCAGTATAGGTATACCTGGCTATTGACTCCGTATCTGGCTACGATCTGCAATCTGAGTCAGGCGGTGGTGAAGAATGCAGATAAGACGATGAAGATCACATATACGCTGACGGAGCAGACAGTGACGACATAAGATCTGCTGGCAACTGAATAATTTGTTTTCAAGGGATGGCTTCGGCTGTCCCTATTTTTATGCGAAGGAGGGCATGTGAAATGAAGGAGTTTTGGAATGTGATTCAGGCGATCTTTGCGGCAGTAGGCGGCTGGCTTGGTTATTTCCTGGGCGGAAATGACGGACTGCTTTATGCGCTTCTGGCTTTTGTGGTGCTGGATTATATCACTGGGGTCATGTGCGCGGTGGCGGATAAGAAGCTGTCGAGCGCCGTAGGCTTCAAGGGGATCTGCAGGAAGGTTCTGATCTTTGCGCTGGTAGGAATCGGGCATCTGCTGGATACGCACATTTTTGGAGAAGCCGGTGTCTTAAGAACCGCGATCATTTTCTTCTACATCTCCAATGAAGGCCTGAGCCTTGTGGAGAATGCAGCGTATCTGGGACTTCCTATTCCGGGGAAGCTTCACAAGGTCTTGGAGCAGCTGCATGACCGGAGCGAGAAGGAAAAGGATAAGAAGGATGGTGAGGAATAATGGCTTACACGAACAGTTCTATGGTGGTTTATAAGAAGCTTTCTCCGAATCATTCCGGGCAGAGGACGCACAGCATTGACCGGATCACGCCGCATTGTGTGGTCGGCCAGTGTACGGCGGAAGGACTTGGAGAGTGGTTTGAGAAGCAGTCTACACAGGCATCAAGCAACTACGGTATTGACCGTGACGGCAGGGTGGCTCTGTATGTGGAAGAAAAGAACCGTTCCTGGTGTACTTCCAGTAATGCCAATGACCAGAGGGCGATCACGATCGAGTGCGCATCCGATACTACGGAGCCTTATGCTTTCAGAGATGTCGTTTATCAGAGACTGATCGAGCTTTGCATTGATATCTGTAAGAGGAACGGTAAGAAGAAGCTGATCTGGTTCGGGGATAAGGATAAGACGCTGAATTATTCTCCAAAGAACGGTGAGATGATCCTGACGGTTCACAGGTGGTTTGCGAATAAAAGCTGTCCGGGGAACTGGATGTATGCGAGGATGGGTGACCTTGCTGAGAAGGTAACGAAGGCGCTGCAGGGATCGGATTCGGGTTCCGGTTCAAAGGGTACGCAGGCGGCTGTGCTGAAGGATCTGACCGAGGCGGACGCAATCAAGAAGGTCGGTGCGCTTTTCACGGCTGATATGAAGAAGAGCGGTATCCTGGCATCGGTATCGCTGGCACAGTTCATTCTGGAATCCGGTTATGGAAAGAGCGAACTTGCGCAGAATGCCAACAATATCTTCGGGATGAAGTGCAGCCTGTCCGGGAACACTTGGAGCGGTTCTGCATGGGATGGCAAGAGCAAGTACACGAAAAAGACGCAGGAACAGCATACGGATGGAAGCTATGAGACGATCACGGCAGATTTCCGCAAGTATCCCTGCATTGAGGATTCGATTGCTGACCATTCTGCTTATCTGCTTGGTGCGAAGAACGGCAGCAAGTTCAGGTATGACGGGCTGAAGGGATGCACGGATTATAAGAAGGCTGTGCAGATCATCAAGGACGGCGGTTACGCCACAAGCCTGACTTATGTGGAGAAGCTTTGCACCATCATTGAGAAATGGAAGCTGACTCAGTACGATGCGAAGGATTCCGGCGGAGAAGCGATCCGGTGGTACCGTGTCCGCAAGAACTGGGCTGATAGCAAGAGCCAAAAGGGTGCTTTTAAGATTCTGGATAACGCGAAGAAGTGCGCGGATCAGAATTCGGGATACAAAGTATTCGACGCTGACGGAAATGTGGTGTATGAGCCGAAGGCGGCGGAGCCTGCGGTGAAGGTGCCATTTCTGGTGAAGGTAAGCATTTCTGATCTGAATATCAGGAAGGGTCCAGGAACGGATTACAGCAGAGTTCAGTTTTGCCCGGTTGGTATTTATACCATTGTGGAAGTGAAGTCCGGTAATGGCTCTTCAGCTGGATGGGGAAGGCTGAAGAGCGGGATTGGATGGATTAGCTTGGATTTTGTGAATAGAGTGTAAGAATGACGGTCGGTGGAGATAGTTTTTCTCTGTCGGCCGTCTTTTTTGTTTGGAGGGTAAAAATCGGGTGCTTTTCGTTGCCTGTGACATGAGAGGAAGTCCTCTCAGAAAGGACGGGCAAAGAAATGATGACTTTGGAAGAAATGAAAGCCGTGGATATAAGAACCGTGGATCCGGAAACGCTTGTGGATATCAGGGATGTGCATATAGACAGGACTCTGCCGAAGGAAGAACGGATTAAGAGTTTTATCCGGCAGATCAAGAATCCGTATGTCTATAAATGCGGTGACATCATCGTGAAGGCGACCTTCTCTGATACGGATGAAACGCTGGAAGACAGGATGGAACACTATCTCAGGAACAGATAACCGCCATCCGTCAGAATGTCATGGAAAGTTTGGAAAAAGCACGGTAATATAGGCTCAGGTCGAACTAAAATTGTGACTGAGGATGAGCGGTCATGTTACAGGCGGCTGTTTCGGCAAGAGCGATCAAGTCGAAAGGAGCTGCCAATATGAGTAAAATCAATTCTTACAATGCGTGCATTTACGCAAGACTGTCGCGTGATGATGGCGATAAGCTGGAGAGCGACAGCATTATCAACCAGAAAGCCCTTATCAGGGATTTTCTGTCAAAACATCCGGAGATCCATGCGGTTTCGGAGAAAACCGATGATGGATATTCCGGCGTCAACTTTGACAGACCGGCATTTCAGGAAATGATGGAAGACATCCGTTCCGGGAAGATAAACTGCGTGGTGGTCAAAGACCTTTCCCGTTTTGGAAGAAACTATATAGAAGCAGGCAATTACATCGAGAGGGTATTTCCATTTCTCGGTGTGCGTTTTATTGCAATCAATGACAATTATGACAGTCTGGACAGGAATCAGTCGGATTCTCTGATTATTCCGTTCAAGAACCTGATCAATGACGCATACTGCAAAGATATTTCTGTAAAGATCAGGTCACAGTTGGAGATCAAGAGGAAAAAGGGACAGTTCATAGGCGCATTTGCCGCATATGGGTATCTGAAGGATGAAGAGGATCACAATAAGCTTGTGGTGGATACATATGCGTCGGAGATCGTCAGGGCAATCTTCAAATGGAAGATACAGGGGATGAGCCAGGGGCGTATCGCGAATAAGCTGAATATGCAGGGCGTGTTATGCCCGATGGAATATAAGCTTTCTCTTGGAATGAAGGTTCAGACGAACTTCAGGGTACACAAGAAAGCATTGTGGTCATCCAAGGCTGTGACAAGGATTCTGACCAACGAAATATATACTGGTGTTTTGGTACAAGGCAAAGTCGGTACTCCGAATTATAAGATCAAAAAGATAATGCCAAGGGATGAGGCGGATTGGATCCGGGTTGAGGGAGTAATTCCTGTGATCATCGACAAGGATATGTTTGACTCAGTGCAGATGATCCTTGCGAAAGATATCCGCATTGCTCCGGAGGAAGATGCGGTTTATCCGCTTTCTGGCTTCGTAAAATGCGCTGATTGCGGTCAGAACATGGTCAGAAAATCCTATAATGCCGGTGGCAAGGCATATTCCTATTTCATCTGTTCTACAAGGAAGGCCGGAAAGGGCTGCAGTACACATTCAATATCGGAGGAAAAGCTTACGGATGTTGTTCTGCAGATGGTGACAAAGCAAATTGAATCTGTCTGTGAAATGGAGAAGATGCTTGATATAGTAGAATCCCTTCCGGAGAAGCAGGCCAATGTTTTTAATTATGACGCGCAGGTTGTAAGGCTGAAGGAAGAAATCGAGAGAAACAAGTCTTTCAAGCTGAAACTGTATGAAAACCTGCAGGAAGGCCTGATCGGGCAGGATGAATATTTTCTGTTCAAGAAAAGCTATGCCGCGAAGATCGCGGAAGCGGAGGCTGCTATCCGGGCAATCGAGGATGAGAGAGAACAGGCAGTCAGCAGGAACCGGGATTCTCTTTCATGGATGGAATCATTCAAAAAGTACAGGAATATTACTTCCGTGAACAGAAGCATGGTTGTAGATCTGATCAGACAGGTCAATGTATTTGAAGGGGGCAGGGCTGAGGTTGTATTCCGGCATGCCGATGAAGCGGAAAAGTTTGTAAAGATGCTGGAAGATTTCAGCAGGCAGGCGGTATAGGAGGTGCGGCATGGCAAGAAAAAGCAGGAAGAATATTGAAACAACAGCCGCAGCGCCGGTAATTGAGAGCAGCTATTACAAAACTGCGGTTTATGTGAGGCTTTCCATTGAGAACAGTGGAAAAGATGATGACGGGGACTCTATCGAGAACCAGATGAGTATCTGCAAGGAGTATATTGCCGAGCATCCGGATCTGAAGCTTTTTGATATCTATGAAGATAACGGGAAGAAGGGTACTCATTTTGACAGGCCTGAGTTCCAGCGGATGATGGAGGATGTTAAGGGTGGAAAAGTTCAGTGTATTTTGGTAAAGGACCTGAGCCGTTTCGGACGTGACTACATAGAAGCAGGGCAGTATCTGGAGAAGATTTTTCCGTTCCTGGGCGTGCGGTTCATATCAATAACTGACGGGTACGACAGCCTGACTTCTGATGATGCGGAAGGAGCGCTGATGATCCCGCTGAAGAATATGATGAATGATGTGTACGCAAAGGACATTTCGCGGAAGATCATTACATCCTTCAGAGCAAGGCAGGAAAAGGGGGAGTATCTGCCGGCATTTCCGCCTTATGGCTATGTGAAGTCAAAGACCAGGGCATATCGCTATGAAGTGGATGAAAAAGTTGCTCCGTATGTGAGGATGATCTTTGAGTGGAAGGCAGCAGGAGTTTCACATAGCGAGATCTGCAGACGGCTTAATGATATGGGCGCTGTTACGCCGGCAAAGCGTAAGGTTGAACTGGGTATCTGGCATGCGGAGAAATATAAGCATACCATCTGGCATGGAAGGACGATCATTGACATCATGAAAAACTCTACATATACCGGGGAACTGGTATATGGGAGGATGCCGAAATCCTTATATCAGGGAATCAAATGCCATAGGGCAAAACCTGATGAATGGAGGATAATACCGGATGCCCATGAGGCGATTGTCAGCCGGGAACTGTATGACAAGGTACAGGCTTTGTTCGATGAACGCGCAAAAGAAATGAAGGAAAAAATGGATAAGCATGCTCCTCTCAGAGAACAAATCGTAAATCATTTCAAGGGAAGGATTTACTGTGGTGATTGTGGGAAGAGAATGAGGTTTGTAAAGGCGAATCAGAAGCATATTCCTATGGATCAGGCACATTCCTATTATGTCTGCGGCGGTTATCTGGACAGCGGATACAGGAACTGTTCAAGGAGGATGATTCGATACTCTGATGTGGAAGCGGCTGTGATTGCTGTTATCCAGGGGCAGGTAACGGCGGCTCTTGATCAGGAAAAACTGCTGAAACAGATGCGAGGGTCAATGAAGGAGAAAAGCCTGATCGATAAGTATGTTGGCCAGATCAATTATATCTCTCAGGAACTGAAGAGGGTGAACGGCAGGCGGGAGCATTTGTTTGAAAGCTTTACGGAGGGTGTTCTGGATGAGGCTGAATACCGGCTCGCTAAACAGAAATATGACGATGAGGCAGCAGAACTTGGGAAGAGGCTTTCTGAGGCGAGGGCGAAGAGGAAACAGCTCGATGGGGTGCTGACACTGGATAACAAATGGCTTTCCGCCATGCGTGAAGCTGAAGATAAGACGGAGGTTGATTCCGAACTTGTGAAGCATCTTATCAAGGCAGTGAAGATCTATGAGGAAAAGCGCGTTGAGGTAGAACTGAATTTCGGAGAACAGAAGAAGGTCATGGAGCAGATTATCGGAGAAATGATGGAGGGGGATTCGGATGAGTAAGTGGGTTATCGGAAAATACATCCGCCTGTCCGATGCTGACCGGGATCTGATGAAGAAGGAAGGCAAGACGGAAAGCGAGAGCGTGTCACACCAAAAAGCTTTGATCCAGAATTTCGTCAATGAGCATGAGGAACTGAAGGGATGCGAGCAGTATGAGTTTTTTGACGATGGTTTCTCCGGCACGAATTTTGACAGGCCATCTTTTGAAAAACTGATAGAGCAGATAAAGAAGGGGAAGATTAATTGCGTCATTGTAAAGGATTTTTCCCGCTTCGGACGTGATTATATCGAACTGGGGGATTATCTGGAAAGGATATTCCCCTTCATGGGCGTCCGGTTCATCTCCATCAACGACCATTATGACAGTCTGGATTACAAGGGTACTACCGGCGGTCTGGATGTGGTCATGAAGAATATTGTTTATGATTATTACAGCAAGGACCTGTCGGTGAAGGTCATGACAGCGAAACGCGCCAAAATGAAGAGGGGTCTTTATATCGGCGGTCATGTCCCTTATGGCTACAGGCGGCGAGAGGATGACAAGCACAGGATCGAGATAGATCCGGAGGCGGCTGAGGTTGTCCGGGAGATATATGATGCTGCCCTGGACGGAGTGAGGGCGGTGGATATAGCAAGCCGGCTTAATGATAAGGGGTATGAAACGCCGGCGGTATATTACCGGCGTAAGAATCCGGGGACAAAGAAGTTTGCCAATGTATCGGAACTGGCCTGCTGGAATATTTACTCCGTCAACAAGATCCTGCAGAACAAGGTTTACTACGGGGTTGTAGTAGGCCATAAGCGGGAAGCGGTAGCACCGTGCAGCTCACATACCGTTTCGGTACCCGAGGATGAACAGATCGCGGTTGAGAACTGTCATCCGGGGATCGTCACGAAGGAAGAGTTCCTTGAAGTCCAGAAGCGGTTCAGGAAGCAGTATCCGCAGAAGGATGAAAGAAGGTATGGCAAGACATGTCCTCTTGTGGGGAAGGCTGTCTGCGGAATGTGCGGAAGGTCGATGAACTTCAGGTCATATGTCGCAAAAGGCAGGGAATACAGCTATATCCTTTGTCCTCACGCAAAGCATCAGAAAGCCGGCCAGTGCTGCAAGAAATACTGCCGGGAAGCAGATGTGAATGAAATGGTCTGGCATTCGATCAGGAACCTTATGGATATGGCAGACAGAGCCACGAAGAAATTGAAAAAGCGTACAGATAAGACACAGAGTGAAAACCTGAAGTTGGCCAAGAAACTTGAAAAGCTTCAGAAAGATAAAGAGAAGTGTGAAACGGAGCGGTTTGCCAATGTTGACAGGTTTATGGCCGGAGAATTGGAAAAGGATGATTACCTGAGAGTTCGGCAGGAACTGTCCCGGAAGGCGGAATGTCTGGATCAGCAGATAACTGAGGTTACCGCAAAGCTTCATGAGAGTGAAGCGGCTGCCGATGATGGCGTGCGTGATGCGGTTGCCACGATGAAGAAGTATTCCGGGGAACAGGAACTGAATAGAGAGATAGTGGATGTGTTCATTGATAGGATTCTGATATATGATCCGAAGCATATTGAGATTCAGTGGAAACTTCCGGATGAAGTAATAAAGTTCATAGAAGGGTAGGCGGCGGAGCCGGTTGGAGAGATCTGACCGGTTCTTTTTCTGCTTGAAAAAACGGCGGTTTCTGTTATACTATAAATTATACAAATAGGATAACGATTGATCAGAACTTGGGAAGTGAATTATGGTCAAGAACAATATAGAAGTCGATGTGAAAGTAAAGTGCATAGAGCAGGGAAAGACGCAGGCCAAGCTGGCGGAAGAGATTGATACCACTAAGGCCTATGTGAACCGTGTGATCAAGAAGAATGACAGTGTGGTCAATAACACCTTCGTTAAGATGATGGAGGCGCTGGGGTATGATATTGAGCTGCACTATGTTAAGAGGGACGAATCTGAATGAAGCAACTGAAGGAAAAAGAATACGAAGAGTTCCAGCAATACCTTTACAATAAGTCGCATGGATATATCTGGACTCCTGACACTCTGGAAATAATCTGTTCCGGTAATGAATATGATCCTGAGAAGATCGGAAAGCAGATGTTGGAAATGAAGGTGAAGCTTCAGAATGAGCATGTTTCTCATATGCTGAGCGATAAACGGAACAAATATGTTATCAGAAGCTTGAGAAAGAGCGAAACAGAATTGCTGAAGGACTTCCTGTATGAAGCAATCTTTATTCCGGAAGGAGTAGAACCACCTGCGAAGGATATTGTGGAAAAACCGGAACTGAGAGTCTATACAGATGATTTTAACAGCCGAAAGGGCGATAACTGTCTGGTAGCTGATTTTGGCGGGAAAGTGGTCGGTGCTGTCTGGACACGTATCATGAACGATTATGGTCATGTAGATGATGAGACTCCGTCCTTTGCGATTTCTCTGTATAAGGAATATCGGGGCCAGGGCATAGGTTCACAGTTGATGGTGAAGATGCTGGAATTGCTGAAGTGGCAGGGGTTTGAGAAGGCATCTTTGGCAGTACAAAAGGCGAACTATGCTGTGAAAATGTATGAGAATGTTGGGTTTAAGACGATAGACGAAAATGACGAAGAATATATTATGGTGTGCGAATTATGAAGAATGAACTGATTGAAAATATAGACAAAGTGCATACAACGGAGATGGGTGTTGACCGAATCCGAAGGAATCTTGGACTTGGTGATATCGATGTTGTGGTGTGGTGTAAGTCAAGGATTTTGGACAAGAACGCTGATATAACAAGACAGGGAAAGAATTGGTATGTCAGGAATGATGGTTGCGTAATTACCGTGAATGCAAGTAGTTACACGATCATTACAGCACATAAAGAGAAAAAGGAGGAATAGATTTAATGCAGAGACCTGAATTTGACAGTATTAAGGACTATGCAGAGTTCAGTAAATATTACTGGTACAGGGATGAATTGATCAAAATCTGTAAAGCTCATGGTCTTAAGGCTGATGGCAGCAAGATAGAATTGAACAAGGTGGTTGAAGCCTATTTTTCAGGGGAGAAGATTCTGCCTGAAAAGAAGAAATCAACAAAAACGCACAAGGCAACTGTAACAGAACTTGCTTTGAATACCGGATTGATAGAATGCGGATTCACATTTGGAAACAGATTCCGAGAGTTCTTCAAGCAACAGACCGGTGAAGAAAACTTCAAGTTCAATGTAGATATGGTCGCTACGGCTAAGGCTGTTAAGGAAAGCGGTGACGAGAGTTTTACACTTGGAGATTTGTTGGATATTTATTATGGGAAAATGACATATGCTACCTATGACAAGTCTGCTCTTCAATGGAACAAGTTCGTAAAGGATTTCTGCGAAGATGAGGCGACGAAGGCATTTCCAGAGAGGTTGAAAGCGGCAGCGGCGTTATGGAAGATAGTCAGAGAGTCGGATATGAAAAAGGAATATTCGCACGATCTGCTTGAAAAATATAAGAATGGTATAGGACAGGTAAGTTGCTGATGATACTGAGAGATTTCAAAAAAGAAGATGCTCAGATAATAACCGGGTGGCTCCGGTCGGATGAAGAGTTATACAAATGGTCTGCTGACAGATTTAATAAGTATCCTATTTCAGGGGAAGACATAAATGAGAATTATACTCCTCAGCTTGAAACGGGAAGATTCATCCCGCTCACTGCAACAGATGATAAAGGGGATGTTATTGGACATTTCATCATAAGGTATCCGAGAGATGACGATGACAGTTCTGTTCGATTTGGTTTTGTAATTGTGAGTCCTAAGTTTCGGGGAAAAGGGTACGGAAAAGAGCTGCTCCGGCTTGGAATAGAGTATGTAAAGGAAAATCTGAATGCCACAAGAATTGATCTGGGTGTATTTGAGAATAATGAGAGCGCAAGGCATTGTTATGAAGCCGTAGGTTTTACTGAGTATGCTCAGAGAAAATGTGAAATGCCGATAGGTATATGGAATTGTGCGGATATGGAGTTGTTTATAAAAAGGACGCTTGAAACAGACCGCCTGTTCCTACGCCGCTGGGAAGATAGCGATGCAGAGGATTTATACAAATATGCCAGTGATCCGGATGTGGGTCCGATTGCAGGATGGCCGCCTCACCGGAACCTCGAGGAAAGCCGTGATGTGATAAAGAATGTTCTAAGCGGTAAGGAAGCTTATGCCATCTGCCTGAAAGAGGATGGAATAGCAATTGGTGCCATCGAACTGAAGCTGAACGGTCATACCGATATGACTGACCGGGATGATGAGTGTGAGATGGGTTACTGGCTTGGGAAACCGTTTTGGGGTCAGGGTATTATGACTGAGGCTGTGAAGGAAATGCTCCGCCATGCCTTTGAGGACTGTGGTATGCAGAAGGTCTGGATTGGATATTATGAGGGCAATCAAAAGTCAAAGCGTGTCCAGGAGAAATGCGGCTTCAAGTATCAGTGGCGATCGGAGAATGTGGATGTACCTCTGATGCACGAGAAACGGACAGGGCATGTGAGCCTGATGACGAAGGAAGATTGGGAGACTATGAAATGATAGAGTATCGATTTGCTACAGCTTCTGATATTGATGCCCTCGTACAGAGTAGATTGGAAATGCTTCGGGTTGTAAACAACCTGGGAGATGATTATGTTTTTGGAGAAGACTTTGTGCAGTCAAGCAGAGAATATTTTCAGAAAGGTGACCAGATAACGGTGTTTGCACTCCAGGACAATATAATAGTCGGATGCGGTTCAATTTGTTTTATGGAACTTATGCCGACATTCTCTCATCCGACAGGAAAACGAGCTCATCTTATGAATGTATACACGAATAGTGCATATCGGCGACAGGGTATAGCATATAAAATGACTACCATGCTTATCGAAGAAGCATGGAACAGAGGAGCTACAGAAATAAGCCTTGACGCAACAGCAGCTGGGAGACCTCTTTACAGAAAATGCGGGTTTGGGGATTCTGATGAATGTATGGTATTAGTGAGGGAAAACTGACTTGTGTCAACAGTGTTGTCACAAAATCCGCGATATTGTTTGAGGTCACAATCCGTGACTTCAAAGCGTGCATTGACAAATGAAACTTCGCCATCCGGAAAAATGTCCGAAAAAACTTTTAGACCTATGTTGACATACTCTGACGAATGCCATCATGCAGCATCGGAGACTATTGTGAAGGTTTTACAGGCAGTAAACGCAAAATATGTGTATGGTG